AGCAACTATCGTTGGTAAATAAACCTCATTCATATCTATAGGTGCTGTACTATTACTTTTCACCCTAATAGTCCCATTATATGAACCAGCGTCATAACTCACACTATTAATTCCACTAGTAGTAGTAGCATCTACAATGAAATAACTGGACGCTGACCCGTCTAGCGTTTCAAAAATAGGAGAAACATAAGTACCATTTAAAGCAGTACCGTCCAAAACTAAAGCAAACCCACTAATAGTAGTATCAGTATGGTTACCCATATCCCATATGTAAGTGGAGGTTAAATTGTTATCATCTAGAACAGCTCCATCATTAAGTGAGTAATAAGTTCCATTTTCCGACGAAGAAATTTTTACATACCAATCACCTTCTTTATCGGTGTAATCTATACACGCATAAGCGGTTGCTGGCATAGACCCAACAATATTATTGTTAAATAGTTTTATAACTTCTGGGCTTCCTAGTTCTCCTACTGGTGTGTTGTCTAGATATTCAGAGTATAGGCTTCCGTCTTCTCCGAATGCGACTATGTAATCGTCGTTGAACACCTGGAATTCATAAAGCTCCATGGCTACACCACTGATTGTTGCTCGTAGATATCTGGGCGCCGAAGGAGAGGCTATCGTAGTGTAATAATAGGAACCTACTTGTGTGGCCAAGCCAGAATAACTATCGCTTTCTGAATTCTTATAATAAAATTTTATGTTTGCAGATTTAGTTAGATCACTAGCATATAATCTTATACCGTCCACTTTTATACGCTGACTCAGATCTACCTCAAGATAAAGCGTATCTGGCGCTGTCAAAGTCACCCCTGAACTGGTCAAATTGCCGTCCATTAAGGACTCGAGCTGATTCCATGTTAGATCTACATCTCCAGTTCCAGATGATGTTAGTGAATCAAAATATGAATTTCTTATTAAATTATACTTAGCCATTTACTAAATTTCTCCTTCGCATTATTTCCCTATAATAAGCTGTATGCCATTCCCTATCTTTGTTCGCCCTTGAATTACAACTTCTACAAAGTGTTATTAAATTTTCTAGGCGGCAATTTTTCTTATTATAATCTATGTGATGTATCGTTAAATCATTTAGGTTGTTAGAGTTACAACATAGGTTCAAGCATTTATGATCATCTCTTTCCAAAATCGATTGCTTATATTCTTTATCGGCCCAGGCATCGCAATAAGGCTCACATGAAATACCTCCTTTCCATTGATGATTACCTTCCCCTACCATATTAATAGCTCGACACGTAGGACATCCACACCCTGTTTTCCAGTCAGACCAAGTTATATCATGTTCATGCCCGTTAGAACAAATATATTTTAATTTCTGCTTATTATTTATGTATTCAGTGGTTAATAGTTGATAACCTTCTTTCTCAAATTCAAATTCAATAAATTCTATAGTCGGCTTACCCACCTTTGCACAATACGAGCATCTCGTACCATGGTTCCAATTATCCCATGTAATACTGTGTTTATGCCCATTAGGGCAGATATAATCCAGTTTTGTATGAGCATTTACATATTCCTCGCTTAACAACTCATATCCTTCCTTTTCAAATTCTGATTTTATAGAACTTATATTTGGCTTGCCCAAACTTACACAATAAGGACAACGTTGGCCTTGTTGCCAATTACTCCAACTTATACTATGTTCGTGTCCTTCAGGACAGATATATTTCAACTTTGTATGAGCACCTACATACTCCTCACTTAATAACTCATAACCCTCTTTTTCAAACTGTTTCCTTATATAATTTATATCATGTTTTTTACTCATTCAATTCTCCTAAACCGTCGTTAACCAGTCAATAATCAGTGTGGCAGTAGATTTACTCTGCTTAAAGTTATCATTTTTATCCGCCCTTACATAAATGATCCGCGATTCTCCGGCAGGAACGCTCTGATAAATCAATGGCAAGTTTGCAGAACCAACGCCATAGAAATCTATATTATTTTTGCTGACCTCAAGAAATTCGTTGGGCGTGAACGTTATATCCTTTTCTACACCTTCTTGCTCTATATCAAAACTGTCCTTGCAATAGTTATAGATTTTTATGTTGTCAAAAACAGCCGCACCATAGGGGTCCTTATTAAGAGCCATCTGTGTTGTGGCGCCTCCCAACTTTAATATGGCTGATTTAGTGTCTTCTACTTCCCAAGTAGTTTTGCTTCTACAAATCAGTTCGTTATTTATATAAAACCTCAACGTATCGCCGTTGTCTGTAAAGCTACCATCATTACTCCAAACCATGGCCAAATGAATAATCTCATTGATATTATAAAAAGCAGATATCGGCAGATCACTGTTTGAAATATCAAACATATTCAAAGCTTTTCTTATATGCCCACTCAAAGGCTCAAACCAAACACCTGATTTTATACCCAGCGAAATTATATCGTTATTATTGTTTACTAAAGTAAACAACACTCTTGAGTTAAAATCAGAATATTTATTCCTGCCGTAGGTATCTGTATATAACTTCACCCAAAATTCAATAGTTCCCTTTTCCAGCGTAATAGTAGATAAAGGAATTTCCAAATAATCATAACCAGTCAAACAAAGCCCTTTGCCAAACTTGACATTGTCTACAAAAACATTTCTTTCAATTTTCATATCATCGATATTCATAGTAAAAGACTGCCCTTTACCCCTATATCTAATCCTAAATGAAGATAAATCTTTACCATTATTTCTAAAATCTAATTTTTTATCGAAATAATCTGATAAAGCATAATAACTCTCTAACACAGGATAAAAATAATCTGCGTCTTCGAATTTCAATTTAACATCATTCCAACCAGTAACTAAATTAGTACCACTAATAGTCCACATATAGTAAGCTGGATCTGAGCTATTTATAACCCCAAATGTTATATCACCATAGTCAACATCTAATTTAGTTACATCACTTACATACCACCAAAAATGAAGCATGTCTTTAGATTCAAAAAAAGCATCAGAACCAAAATCATCTCCTTCAATAAAAGAAAGCGTATCAACTCCTGAAGATGTTGGGTATGAAATTTTTAAAGATTTAGCACCCACTCTAACTTTTAAATGATCATTCTCTAAAGTGCTCAAAGTAGAAGTCCACCACCAACTATACTCTGTTGGATTATACTTCTCATCACCATATACTCTAAATGAACTTAAATAATCAGCACCATATTTATTAGAATCATCATCATAAGAATAGTTTTCAGCCGTATCCCTTTTAACAGCTGCCCATTTATGTAAGCCTATTGGTCTATATATAATAGGATTTTTTACTCCCCACTCATATGTAGCATCTATATGCTGTATACCTTTAACACTATAAAAACCAGGTATTAGTATCTCTAAATCCCCAGTTTGATGCATCCAAGCAGAAGCAGCGTTTACATTAGCGAAATGATCTACTGTAGCCGGGCCATCCAACCTCAAACTAATTTTCTCTTCTGGCGGGTAACTGGACCCATATAAATCGCTGCCTGCCCACGCATCCCATTCTACTACATATCTACCTTCATCAAAATAAACTCCGGAAACTGAACTGAATGAATACTCGGTTGTCCCAAGATCAGTGCTTATAAAAGTATCTGTTTTCTGATAATATGTTTTATTTTCTCCTGGCTGTGTAAATGAGACTTTTTGTGGATCATCAAATACATTATCAGAGTACATAAAAAATTCGTCATTATTGCCCCAATCCGTATCAGTATCAGTAACATCTTTATTAATCACATCGTGCCCTACTATATTAAACTGATCTTGTAGATCCATACATGCTATCGGCCAAGTTTCACTGTCTATATATCCAACATCAGTATAAGTATAAACCTCTATCTCCCGCAAATAACAACCATCAAATTTTATATATTGAGCAGTAGTCTCATCAAATCCAATTATTTGTTCTTCACTGTCATAACCAGTAATCAGTAATCGTGCACGTCTAGCATAAACCTGATCAAATTGGTGGGTCCTCTGTAATTGGGTGTTGCCACTAGTAGAAAAAACTGTGGTGAAGGAACCAGTGCTTGTAGTAGACACGCTAAACGTGTAATCCGTATTTACATAAGAACTATCCCTCGGGTCATACCCATGATATAAAACTACTTTATTTATCAAATATAACTGTCCAAAATCTAACTCTAAATAAGGGTCTACACCATCAACTTTTTGAAATCCCCAACAAGCTTGAGCTCTATAATCAGTGGATATACCATCCACAACGTTATCTGGGTAATAATCAGAATAATAATAGTTAGTGCCAGTAGTAGTAGCTCCATAAGCTATGTTCAACGGAACCATATAATCAGATAATATATTGCCAATAGGAAGCCATTCACAATTATACCCCCCGCCTTGGCAAAAAACAGAACTTATATCGGGATAAATTCCTAATTTTCTAATACAATTCAAAGTATAATCATTTATTAAATTAATTCTTAACCATCTAACATCGTTTTTAGTACTATTATTCCAACTAACACTATCAATATCACTTGTCACACTGTTAGAATAATCAGTAGCTGAAGAAGTACTAATCCAGTCTAAATTGTCTGCGCTACCATAATTTCTTATTATATCTAAATCATATCGCTGCTCTAAATCGATAGCAAATCTAACATATATAATTTCATTATCAGCAGTTAATGTAATTTCAGGACTTGTTTGTTCAGTGTATAAAGGCTCAAATCCAGTTGGTATCGGGTGTTGAAATGTTGACGCCCCAAAATTAGCAGTAATTTTAAGCCCAACAATATAATACAGACCAACCATAGCATAAAAATCGCCAGATACTCCTATATAAGCTGGATTTGTACCAGAAGCCGGTACACCGGACGCCTGCCAAGTACCATTTTTAGCCCACCAAATTTTACCATTATCTAGATCAAGGGCTACACTTATTACATCGTCAGTAGTATAATTATCACCATACACAGCGGGAGTGTCATGGTATTTATACCCATAAGTTCCATAATAACCATAACCTGCTAAAGTATCACCAGGATAAGTTAATGTTTCTGAAGATGTGCCAACACCAATCATAATATAACGAGAAGCGCTTGCTTCATCTATTTTAATTTCCCAATACCATTTACCTGAGCTCTTCGATACAGCACTTCTCACAGCCTTCCAACTACCAAGAGTGGTGTGCTCAACTGTCAAATTGCCATTGGATAATTCCATAGTATCATCTGTTCTATCATATTTATTCCACGTGCAAGGGCTAAGATCAGCTACCGAAATATAATTATTGCCATTATTTGGGCTAACATAGATAGAATCACTAAGTATACCACAATCCCCGTGAATTAATTTTATTTTATTCAATGGATCCGAACTATTCAATTTGAACCCAAAAGCGCCACCACTATACAGCATTGGCATCGACGTAACAGAAATATATTCTGTACAGAATTCCGTAGGTGCTATACCATAGATAGTATTATATGTATAGCTAATCTTAATTTTACTTATAACATCTGTATCTATAGTTCCAGACCAATCAACTTGAGCTATTTTAACTCTAATTGCGCTGCCCATTCTAAATACTTCTATAGGTACTGTAGTGCCTTCAGTAATGGTTATAGTTAAATTACCAGTGATATTAACATTTGCTTTATTAAAAAGCTGTACTACTCTAGTATCACCAACAGCCCAAGAGTCAGTTACCACACATCTTATTATTTGAGTACCAACATTATCTTGTAATGTAATTTCGTACATAAACATTTGATCATAATCTATACGAAATTGCGCAAATAAATAAAAGTCTAACAGGTCATTTTCTAAATCAGCAGTCATTGTAGGGCCAATCCAACCAGTTAAAGTGCCATATGAACTAACACATATTTTACCATCAGATTCTACTAAGCTGCTATTTGCAGTACCACCAATAGTCCACGTACCAACATAAGTAGCATCATCAAAATTATCTGTTACGCCTGGTAATCCTTGTATATTAGTTCCATCTGAATCGAAACTATAGAGTTGACTACTAGATCCAGGAGTACTTGAAACATAAACTTTAGTAATATCAACTTTATTATCATCGTAATAAGCAACTATATCTTTAATTATTACACCAGCACAGCCTGCATTTACAATACCTATTTTCCAATACTGGCTAGATACCGGCACATTAAAAGTAAATTCACTTTTATGCATATCCATGTACAAACCATTACAAAAATCTATAGATGTACCACTTGATATAGTTCCCCAATAAATATAGTCCTCATCGTTATAACTATAATAAGCTTCTTTATTATGAACTAAATTTTTTAATACATATGCTGGCACATTAATAGCACATTGACCATTGTCGTTTCTTATAGGGTAATCATCTTGTTTATGTAATTTGCACCCCGGACCGATTTCAGGTTCTTCTATTTGATCATAAGATCCTAATTTACTCCAAAATATAAGATTATCAGTTTCACTAGTTTCTTTAGGTAAATCCACATAAAGATCGAACGACTTATCATAAACATTTTCTATAGATATAGCTGTAGATTCATTTACAACTCCAGACTTAGCATGATCAAGTAAAATAATATCCCCACACTTCTCAGTCTTAACTTGATCACCGACTAACATTTCTATTTCATTCAATGAAAATTCATTGGCGGATTCAAATTCCAAAGTAAAATATCTTGGAGCACCTCCAATAAAAGCATTTATATGTTCACTATCTATTTCTTCAAAGCTTACATCTGTCCATAAATCACCATAATCAGAAAAAGATAAAGTAATATTATCTACCAATGAGGGCGAGGTAGACATCTTACTATAAAGTTCCAGCTCTGTTATTTTAGTACTATAATGATGATTAGTATAAATTCTAAAACCTTTGCATAAAATTGGTGCAAAATTATGTTCTATTATAGTCCAATAAGTAGCATGAGCAGCTTGAACTATTTCCCAATTTATCAAATCAGCATCACCCCTAGCATAGATAGGTTTAGAACTCATAGGATTGCTAAATATATAAGGGTTGGATACTGAATCATCCGTAGAATCATATAATAAACCATCCAATCTAATGCTTGTGTACCCTGGTATATATCTAAACTTCATATCATATGTATTTCCAAGACTACTATACTTACCTAAATAATAAGACAGCGCTAAATCTCTAAAATTATTGCGATTCTTGAAATATATTATACTTTTATGAATTTCAGCTTCAAATTCATAAGGAAATTTTAAAGTAAAAGCTATTGGGTCATAAATATATTGCTTAGTGCCGTATGGCACCCAATTACCACAATATTCATATCTACTACCAACAGAACAATCCCAATAATATAACCACTCAGCATCACCGTTAACATAAAAATATGAATGATTATCTCCAGCAGTCCATACTCCATTACTATCCTTTCCATAGGAAGTGCCTACTTGACCGTTATCAGCTGTCTTAATACAATCATCCAAACAATCAATACCATAATAAATGTTTTGATGTGTATGAGTAAAACGGTCCCCATTAAACCAGTTTATACCTGAATGCTGATGTGATTCACTAAATAAATCTACCTCCCAATTAACATCTTCGCAACAAGCAATATTAAATTCGAAATACTCGCTTTCTTCTTTACCATAAAAATTCATCTCTTCAATATTAACCCTATCCCCCAAATCTATGTCAATAATTGTATTAGTTTGCCACCTATCTCCTCTGGCATAAATAGCAAATCCCCCTACCCCGAACGAGATAGGATCGCCAGGAGTAAATGTACCAGACACATCACCAATAACTTGAGTAAAAGTAGCCTCTGGTAAATTTAAAGGTGAAACTCCTACATATAAATTAGCATTATAAATTCCTAATATATCACCTTTTTCTACTAAAACATTACAATCCACTCTGTAAACTATAGGATTGGTTGTATACATATAAGAGATGTTTTCTAAAGGCAAATCCAAAGAATGGATTACTGTCACGCTCCCATCTCTACGAGGTCTCAAAATTTTTACTTTAGATAGAACATCCACAACACCATACATATAGATAGCTGTTATTCTACCATTATTATTGAAAGGGTGGGAAAAATCTATCAATGTTCTACCCTCGTTATTTAGCGAATCATAATATTCACCATAATAATTTTGAGTTCCCAGCTTAGATAAAAGTTGTGAAGTTCCCATTTCGTTAAAATCTCTTCGTCCGCCTTCTACACTATATTGTAAAGGATTATGTATATAAGCAAAGTCTTTCGAATTACCATCTATTAATTTATTAATTTCAAAAGCAGTTAAAATTCTAGATGAGGCATAATCAAAGCCATCAGCTGATTCAATACCATTTAATTTTGTAGAAACATCAACACCTAAATTATAAAAACCAAGAGCTTCAACAGCAGTCCCAGAAACACTAACCGAGCTACTAGTGCCCACAGATCCAGAAGTTATCTTTAACTTATCAAATTCAGAATATTCACAAAATGAATATGCATATCCTCCTATATTAAGAGCGCCTATCTTATTGGCTATAATTTTAGCCATCTCTACACCAGTTAGATTACTATTATTACCTAATGTAAAATGTTCTTCGCCATAATCATTTATGTTTACTACTAAACCATCACTAACCCCAGATACAGTAGTGTACAATGATTTAGAAATCCCAGCTTCACATGTACCACGACGTCCAGCGCCCTGACAAGGATGCGAATATTGCAAATAATAAGAACATTGTGTATTATCGCACGCAAATGTATCTAATGAACTAATCTTTATAAATTTTATAGCAAACTGGTCCCTTTCTCTGCCATCTATAAAAGGGTATATTCTCAAATTATCAATATCACCCTGCCACCATTGGGCTGGACCCATATTAATAGTATAAAGGCGCCATTTATTATCAGCAATAATCTCAAAATCCACTTGTTTATCTGAAGCCCAATTACTGTCCCCCAACCTAGTCCACTGAATTCTACCCGTGGTTAGCGTAGTAACAGAAGCTTCTGGGCTATTATCAGTAATCTTCATCATAATTTTTATATAATAGTAATCTTCAGCTTCTACTATAGAAAAGATGTTAGATCTACTAATATAACACTCTCTATCATAAGAAGTGCCAAACAATACACTATTCCAACACCCATACAAATAAATGTTGTCATAGATGTCCCATCCATCTATGTTTCCATTCTCATGAAAATCAGATGAGTATCCATCTAAATTGTCGTGTATACAAAGTTCTGAATTTTTTACCGTTCTGGCATCTTTCAGAAAATTATAAGCCATTATTTATCTTTCCTTATAGTACATTGTTTTATTACATCTACTAAACAGTGCCCATCTCCAGCATACCCACTGCATTGACCACAATACTCTAATCCATTATCTGGATTTATAGTTTGTGGATTTATATTCTCCGAGAACATTTTTTGCTTACGCACTTCCATAACTTCCATAGCTATTTTTTGTCTGTATTTAGCTTCCCATTCTTTATATGTAAGTCTATATGTCTTATCACATAATCCACATCTATAAATTAAATACTGTTGTAAAGACTTTTCTACTATTTTACCTTCCTCTACAACTAAATAATTCATATCCTTCATGTATTCATCGGATGTAGCTCTACCATCTATTATTAAATCTTCTCCACATTTATCACATAAAATACTAAACATTTAATCCTCCTAATTTATATTATCTACAGCAGCGGGAAAATCCATAACCACAGTGCTAGGCTGAGAAGCTATGCGCTGCTGAATTTCATCTCTCCATGTCAAATCACCCTGCACATATTCAAATGGATTCACTAATACTCGAGCTATGCCATTATAATAGGCTACTAAAACATCTATTTGTGTAATTTCATAATTGCCATATTCTGGACAAGCGGTTTCAAATACATAATCAAACACGTCTTGAACTGACCTACCATATAGTCTGCCATGAGCACCGCAAGCATAAAATCTATACATATGCTCAAAGTCCCAAGTAAATCTATGGCCACAAGGGCTATAAGTAGAATATTGTTGAACAGCTTCCAAAGGTCTCACCACAGTATTGTCAAAACTACAATTCCATTGAGGAAACGACATATCAATTTCATTAAGCCTGTCTTCTATAGCTGGCGGAGCATTAGCAGTCATAGAAAATGCAGTAGCCCCAGAATTTATAGCTATCTCGTCATGAATTTCTTTTTGTTTGGCTTCCCATTTATAAAGATTTTTAGGGCCTTCTATAGGTTCTTTGTCTGGGTGACATTCCTTCATAATTCTACCGCGTACTTTATTCATTGTTTTATGTTCTCCGGCAGTTCCGGCTAAACCTACCACACCCGCCAAAGTGTCATATTGATAGACAGAAGACTTATCAGTAGAAAGGGGGTATAACAATGACCCAGTACTATCATATCCATGGGGCGGAAAATCTCCATGTGTACCATATGAAATGTTATACTTTCGTTCATAAACTTCAACAGTTTCTATAGATTCAACAAAATTAGCATCATATAAATATATATTTTTTAAATTTATCATATTGACATAATTTAAATAATCATTCCCTATTCCAGCATCAAGTTCTTCAGCAGTTGGGGATATTCTAAAAGTAATAGTAACTGTATTTGTAGTTTCTATACTATCTCCGGTCTCCATCATAGATTTACGATTATCTGCTTCTTCTTTCTTAGCGCCAAAAATATCTTGGCTTGGAACTGACCAACTATAAGAACATCTTTTAGTTTCAAAATCGCCCTTATCAGCTATGGACATAATATTACACTCATACTTAGTAGATCCATCTACCACTATAGTTACCGCTGGTATATGATACAACGATTCTATAAATTCACCATAACCAAATTCACATTCTATCCTACTTATAGCTCCTACACCACTATCTTTAGAGACGTCGTCTGACTCTCTTCTAATTATAAAATCTATAGAAATAGTAGTCCCAGCTCCCAGATCTCCCATACAGTAATCAATGTCTAAATTATACACTCCAGGATAAGGATCACCGGGATCCAAAGCTGCGAAAGGATTAGAATCTGTAAGATCCATACATGTTGGTCTAGCAGAAAAAACCATATCATAAGTCTCATAAGGTAATAAAGTTTCTTTTTGAGCTAAATAATCAAATCTATTTGTATTAAAAGATATAGCTAAACCTCTTTGATAATACTCTTTTAATTCATCCCCTATATCATCATATGTTATTATTACTCTATCATCAGACTCAGCTCCAGCTTCTGTCTTATCGGTGTACCCTGGAGCAAAAAGAGTTGCTTCCGTAGCCCACGGTGCAACCGTGCATGTATCGTATAATTCATAATACAAATTTTCATTTCCATCTCTCGGTGCTACTCCACTACCAGCAACCCAATTACCGTCTAAATCAAAAGCTCTATATGGGCCAGTGCTTATATCTGCCCAAAAAAACTCATTAATAGTAAGATTACTATCAGCTCCAGAAACTACTGTAAAAGTTGGCGGGATAATACTAATAAAATATTCATCTTCTTCCGCTACTAATCTATGTTCTCCAATCTTATAATCATATTTATAATCTGGATAGCCTATATTAAGAAATAAATGCCTTCCTTCAGGTATACTATCACACCCCTCTGCAAAATATGGGGTTGAAAATAAACAATCTTTACCAACTATATTAGACATTGCACAACAAGGTAAATCACTATAATTTGAACAATCTATACTTTCTAAATTAGCTGATCCACGTTCAATATCTTTCCAATCTTCTTGCCAAGCCCATTGTATAGACACGTTTCCAGCAGCAATACCCGGATAATCTTTATAAGTATACCACGTCATTATGGGGGTAAGAGCAGCTCCAACAAGCCTGTAATATGTGTTTTTAGGATAAGGATAGTAAATACCAGCTAGACTACTATGAGTTTTAAATATATCTTCAAAATGATATCTGGCAGGCGCGCCACTAAAATCTGTATCTATCTCTTCATTAATTTCTACCTCCTCTATGCTACCCAAAACAAGCATTAATCCCATAGGATGTATAAAACTAGATCCGTCATCATAGTAATCACTACTACAATAAAGCAAATAGGGAAAATCTTGGGCAGATTTTGTTATATCTGCACTTGTATAGAACTCAGCCATCGGAACCCATTTACGCTTTCTTGCAAAATTATACCCATTCCAATAGTAATAATCTATATTATCCATGGATCTATAACTTCTCAAAAAATCCCTGTAAGTATTACCAAACTTAGGTAAAGACCCATAATTTCTGATCGCTTTTAACTTAGCTGCATAATTTAAACCTCCTCTATAATTACCACTACCCCCAAAGATATTCTCAGTTTTTTTTGTTAAATTACAAAATGACCAATCACATGTACAAGCCCATAAATGCGCATGACTATCACAAGTATACCCAAAACTATCTGCTGGGCCAAGCATACGCATATCATGGCTTCCATGTGGCGGATCAGCCGGGTAATTTTCTTTAAAAACTTCCATTATGCGAGTATCATATTCAGTTAAATTACCTGTAATATTATAGTTAGCTGTATCCTCACAATCATCATAAGGATACCACATAGGACCAGTACCAGTATTAAAAGACAGATCATGATCCCCACACATAGGACCATAGGTTTTATAATGAGTAGCCACATCAGCCTTAACACTGGTTGGGCCATAACAATTATACTCTGGTAATAAGCGCCAATGAGTATACCCAGCGGTCCAGCCATACCCAATTTCAACATCCCTACAATAAGGCTGCCTAACCCAAGTTATCATTTTAGTCTTTGTTTGGCCTTTTACTCTACCTGTTATTCCTTTAAACACAGCCGCAATAGTCAAAGCTTCGTAACCAAACTCTGTTATTTGATAACTATCCGCAAAAACTTCTGTTATTTTAGCGTCTCTATAAACTATGTTATCATCTTCACCTATAAAAGGTTCGCTAACTACTTCATATTCAAAAGTTAATGATGGTAATTCATCGAAGCTTCTTTTTTCGTAAATGAATATTTTATTTAATATTATAAACGAACCATTGCATGGATCTCTGAAATTATCTACATTTTTAGGTCTTAATATTATTTGATTAGGTTCTAAATGGTTATTATTTTCATCAAACACCTCCATTAAAACTCGTTCACCATCATGGAAAACCAAATAAATATCATTATTTACTTCCCACGGCTTAATAGATCTGCTTAATACTTTATCCTCATCTGGAATAGTTACCAACACATATCCAGAATTACCAAAGAAGCGCATGTTACTTATATCTAATATTTTCGCATCCTCAAAAGCTTTGGTCTTATACAATTTATAAGACATATCATATGTAGCATGGCTTGGTGGGTACATTGGATTGGCAGCTATTCTTTTTCTAACTGAATCATTATAAACATAGCTTAATATAGAAGCATCGCCATGAGCCGCTGATATCAAAGGAAAAAAAGTAAATCCTATAATTCCATTCTTATTGTTGTATGCTCCCAAATCGCTAGCATAATCTGGTAAGTAGTTAACTTCTCCAGCTCCTTGTAAAGAAAATGATGTTTGACCTATCACCCCACCACAAAAAATTTTCTTAAAGCTTATTTTATCAAATTCCCATCTGCCGGTTCCTTTATTTAAAATTATTATCTCATTATCACCAAAAAATGTAGGCATTTCTACATAAAATAAATTTTGATCTTTACCAAAAGTTGAAGAAGGTATCTTGTCTGGCATAGCCAAAAGTAAAAAGTCTAAAGTGCAATCCAAGTCTCTATAAATATCGTCAAACGATACCTCCAAATTAGCTTTGGCGTCTTCCATACTATCAAATGTTCTAAATATTTCTAACACATGGGAAGGAAGATCCAACTCTGGGTCCTTTAAATTAATTCCATATGTCTCAACATTATAGTAAAATACATCTCCAAATATAGGAACCGTGTCATGATTTAAACTAGTAACTTCAAATACATTTTCATCATCAATGGTTTCAAAAATATTTTTAATCAGCGGGGTTAAAATTATATCTCTTAATTCCTCTACTAAATCTGGATACCTTCCTCTACCATCTTCAGCTACCATGCCCTCTGTAAGCATCGCATCATTAGTCTCTACAGTAAAATCTTCAAAGTTAGAAATATATACTCGTCTCGCTGGTATAAGGTATGTAGTAGTACCAACAGCGTCAGTACCGTAACTAATCGAGCCTAACCAAGCTTGAATATCGGGGTATTTAAATGATTCTTCATATTTATCAGCATCCCATCTCTCACGTTTTATATAATATCTAAGTTCTAATACTTGCTCAGCTAAAACTTTATCCCCATGCCGCATTTTTTCATCAATACAATATTGCCAACAAATACCAGAAGTATATCTAGGGCATTCTGGCTTAACACCATTACATGGCGGCCTATACATATTTAATTCACCATCCCACTTGAAATCATTATAATTAGTTGTTATTTCATCAGGATTAGTACAACGGAAAGTCACTGTATTAACTATTGTAGGAGAAACTGACGTACTGATATTAGTTGGCACTGTAAAATCTTCATGGTCGTGTTTCCACCAATAACAACGACCTAATAAAGCTCGCCTATTATAAATTTCAAACCCTAGAGGTAATCTTAAAACAGCCCCACTCAGACTAGTAAATGCGCCATCATCATACCCTAAAGAACCATCTTTATCGTCGGGTTGTAAAACAGAAAATCCTAAATGATATGGAGCATATCCAGTACATTGCCCAGCTGTACCAGCCCCATCACAGCCACCATCGTTATATTCACTTATATCATCAAAATTACCAGCTTCAACTATTTCACCATTATCATCTAATACTGGTAAAGTAACCCAAGTTCTCCCAGTTTTCCTATTAGATACAGATCTATACGGATCTGGTCGAATACATATAGCTTGGAGATCTCCAGTACCATCATATTGATCACAACTATGTTTAGTACCAAGCAAATTACAATAGGGAGCATATTCAGCATTCTCTCCAACAGGCCCTGCATATGTACACATAGGAACAGTTGGGTCCCAGTGTGAACAAGTTGGTGGCTCATTAGGATTTCCCTGAGAATCTACACTCCAATATTGACAAATATTTTTTACCGGCTCATCTACCACTATTATCAATTACCTCCATGCTAAATTTACCTGTAGCCTCTTCTACATGATAACAAATTTTTTTTGCTCCTTCGTAATAAAAAATTGTTCTACGTTCTATTCGAAAACTATTGGGTGCACCAGGCGATACAGAAGCTCTGGTCTTTATTCCATATGCCTCTTTATCAGTCAAATCCCATCTTTTACCCCCATAATGATAGAGGGACAGTCGAACTATGTCCCTTTTAGGCACTTTTCTCCATTCGATTTGTCCCTCTCTTAAAATTTTTCCGCTATTAAGTTGTGCTTCCCAGCCTACAAATTCTTTTGCCATTATTCAACCCCCTTTAATCCTAAATTATTAATTCTATTTATATTTTCTGTTTATTTCTGTAATACCACAATTATTTATAATTCCACGTTTCAATAATTCTTCACCATCCCACAATTCAATATCATATTTTTCCATAGCTAGTTCTACTTTAACCATATCAACTTTTCTCTTCCTACCTTTAACTTCAATATATTTATCTTCGATTGGTAAATAAAAATCTGGAAGATAATGTTTATCTATCCCTATAGATAACCATCTATACTCATAATACCAATCAATGCCTTTATTAGTAAGATAATCAGCGGTTTTAATTTCCCAACCTGAGCGCATCCATTTACGGCCTTGATTTGGTGTATCATAATAAGCCCCTTTACCCCAATGATTATTATACCCCATTTTACGTCCATTTTTAAAAGCTAAAGACATTTTTTTACAAGTCTCTTTAGTATGCCCTACACCATAAATAGGGTTTAATTTTCCTATACGAGATTCGCTTTTAGTTCTAGTTGGAATGTTATATTTTTGTAAATTGTGGTGCACAGTCATAACACTACATCCAAATTTTTCTCCAATTTTAACAGGGTGCAGTTCCTTATTCCAATATAAATCATAAAGCACATCTTTCGGTATGTCAATTTTTTTAAATCTATTACCATCTGGGTTACTAACCCCCCACTTTCTCAATCTAGAGCTAATAGCTGTTTGTGATACATCAAAATGGATTGCTATTTCTATCTGCTTATAGCCATCTCCATACATCTTAATAATTTCCTCTTTTTTCTCATCCAACCATTTCATTCTTTCCATAATTTAATCTCCATGCTAGATTTATTATTAGGGGGTTAGAGAAAATGAGCAAGGCATCTTCTCAACATCCGTCGACGCTGTCCCCCACTATTTATTTATCAATATACTTAGTATAAACAAAATTCTAAACTATAGTAATCAATTTCTGTAAGTTACTGATTTTGTTACGAATAGTCAAAATATAATCTCATATTGATAGAACTATTAGCCCCCGTCTCACTTGCCCCAAGCCTTATATTAACCCACATAGGGTTGCTTGTCATTCCCTTCAATGGGTAACTTCCTACAGCTTCACTAGCGTCTGCCGTAGCAACCATCGGTAAATTATCCTCAGTAGCATTTAAATAAGTCGGAGGAGAATCACTATCAATATCAGTAGCAAGTAAATTTGGCCACCATTCAGTACCTGCTGGTGAAGAACCAGTATTACCAACACCAGGTCCTACAGTCCCAAACCTAAAATAAGTGTCACTGTTTCCAGCATCATGATGACTGAATGATCCATGATTTTGTAATCCAAACTTAACAGTATTCATCTCAACAGCTCCGGAGGTCACTTCAAACATAACGGCTTTTAGATCGCTCTCAGTAGAAACTGTAACATTTCCATAATTCAAACTAGTTATTCCAGCGTCACCACTTGATGGTCTAGGAGCAGAACAAATTACATAATAACAATCCCCAGCACCAAGATTAGACCCTGCACCACCAGTAAACTGAATAGTTAAACCTCTCGTACCTAAAGCTGTATATGACCCAGATTGAGTAGTTACTGCTGCCGCACTATCATCACCTCTATCAGAACTCCACATATATTGAGCTGTTCCAACAGCAGCGGTTGCATCAGACCCTGAAACATAATCTGGCTTATAACATTGTATAGTCCACGCAGGATCAATGCTAATAAATGTTGCATCAGTAAATTTAACCATCAAACCATAACTTCCTACTTTATACCAATAATTTGGATAAAGAAGTTCTGTATCATCCGTCTGGCCATCACTACCAGTAGAAGTCCACTTCATCATAGGAACCTGTCCAGTACCAGCCCCCATAGTTTGTCCATTAGTAGCATCAATTTCAATCACATATTGGGTATCACTGGTATGATTAAATATGCCTCCAGTAGTCATTGTTCCAGCATAAGTATTACTACCTCCCTTAGAGGGAGTTCCTATGTTATTTACAGCATCATTCCCCCTACACGCAACAATCTTGTACACCTCATCGAAAAAACCATAATAAGCTCCCCCAATAATTACCTCACCAGTGAAAGTATATCCTGCTTTTCCGTCCGGAGTAACTACCCCACCAGATTCAGATTTAGTGGTAAACCCAAGAACATCGCGTGCATCATTGGTACCACTAGCAACAATCACTTCTGAACTAGAACCCAATAATCCAGAACGAATAACAAATCTGTTTCGTTTAGTATGGCTACCAGCAATAGTTATGTTTTCCCAAGTACAAATTGCTTGCTTCCATCCTTCCGTCCCTGGATCTGCATGAAGAGTATGCATTTTTTCAGTAATATCTTTGGCTACAAATCTTGGATCCAACCCTGACCCAGAACATAGTGTAATATAATTACCTGCTAGACCATCGATTGCTAAATGTAATCTATTAGTTGTTGGACCAATATCAATTCCAGGGTCAATATCAAGATCGGCAGTTCCAATAGAGTATCCACGAGTACCAGGATCACCACCAGTAGCGATACCTGAAGCTGTTATGTCATACGAAACCCACCTTGTAATTGCTGCACACATAATTAAAACCTCCTATAAATATATTAAATTGGATTCTCAACTCTAAAACTAAAAGTATATGGATCCATTGTATTTCCATGATAATCCAAAACCCCACTCACAGTAATTGTGTAGGTTTGCCCGTAAAAAAAGAATGTGTTCTGCGGAAAAATAACCGCACCTAAATCCACACTACCCACAGGGTATATAGTAGCATTTAAATCTGTTGACCATAAATCCGCAGTTTCAAAATAAAATGATTTAGCTTCTATATTAGGGCAAAAAGCTATGTTGGATGCCTGTACAGTTGTAATTACTTCGGTTTTTGGACCCCAATCAATCAATTCATTAAAACTAACGTTATATCCATATAACAAATGAAATGTTTGTTCTTCTACTCCGCTGACTGTATTTTCAGCATGAATAGTTAAATCTATAGTTCCGTCAGAATAAACACCGCTAGGCGTGTAATAACATGTATAACCACCAGTTATACCTGAATGAGTGGTTGAAACAACTTGACCATCATGAACAAAATAGGTATCAGACGCATTAATGCCATAAGTGGGATCTACCACGTCTACAGCAAAGTAATTTAAATTCGATACTGATATCCAATCTTCCACTCCCAGTGAAAAATTATCTATTACGATGGTCATTTCGAGTATAATCCTCTATAATAAAGTAGTTAGATTATTTAGTCAATTCGATAAATTATAGGAGTTATAGTGACATCTCTAGTCTTGCCCCCTATCCTTACCAATATACTACTTTGGTCTATCCCCGTGTCATTAATCCCATAAATATTAGCTGAAATTCCTGTTAATTTTCTATAAGTTCCCTTACTACAATTTCTTGGATAAAAACTATCAGGATCAATCCAAGGTCCTGTACTGCCTTCACAATAAAATCTCCACATATCATAAAGCTGATTTCGGTAACCCGATAAATCTCTTACTTTAACAGTTATTTCTACAGTTTGTCCATAATAAAAATCAGTTGTAGGATTATAACTTACATGGTATCCTCCAGAAATTGTTGTAATTGTAGGAACTTTATATCTATTATTCACATAAAATTCTAAACTATTTATATCAACTCCAACACCAGCATCAAAAACATCAAATGAAATATTTGTATCAGTATTTACATTCTCTTCTTCACGAGTAGGAAATTCGTTTTCTATGTAAGGAGCTCTATAATCAGGTATTATTTTAAACCAATAATCGGTTAAAATAATATTTGGTATAGGAGCTACATCATAAATTTCTATAGATACATAAATAGTAGCATTATGATGAAAATCATTTGGAGGATCGTATGTAACATGTAACCCTCCTGAACCATCGCTTGTAATAGTTTGTGGAGTTACAACTACATAACCAGTATCTCCAGCATAAGAAACTTCTCTCACTTTAAAAACTAAAGTGCTTTGATTTAAATCAAAAGCGTACTTTAGTAGATGTATATAAATATTAGTATTAACTGGATTTTTTTCTGACCAAAAAGCTGGAATAGCGTCCTCAATAAATTTAAACTGCGCTATATTTACATTATCTTTATGCCCAGTTGAATAATGCCTACTTATATATAGTTGACTAATTTGTAAATCATTAGATTGTTCTTTATCTTGGATTACCGGTAATTCATTTTCAACGCCACTAGAAAGCTGATCAAATTTCATTTCGCTTGAAAAATCCAAGATCTGTGTAATTGAAGTAGCATTATCGTTTGGAGCTCCAGTTACTATCCAATCACCGCCAGGAAATTGAAACTTGCTTAAACTCTTAACATAAAAAGCATTTTCCATCCCAGATACTTGTGTCATATATAGCTGAGTATATAAATCAGACCCTTCGGTTGGCCATGATCCACTCAAAGTAGGTTTCTGAATAACAGTACCATCAAGTTCCATTGTAAATTTCTTATGGAAAAGTAAATCTGCCCTGTCCCATACATTATCATCCCCAGTTATTTCGTCTACCCCACCAGTCGTTTTAACATTTATTGTAATATCTTCTGTGTCAGTACCAGCATCTGCGGGATTATAATAATTGGTTGTATAAACCACACTAGTTACTCCACTAGTATTAGTAATAGCCTGCCCATCTATTGGTGTAAAAGCACCAAAATCTGGAGAATCGGAAAATGTAACTGTTTTAAGATTTATACCCACTCCAAATTGATCTCTAACTATAGCTTTTACAGTAACTTGCTCAGCGTTCAACACTATACTATCTGGCACAGTGGATACTATAATACTCTTAGTGTAAGGTACTATTGTATCAAACTGATAATTATATGTTGTCCAAGTCTCTGTAGTTTTATCGCCGTTTTCCGCCGCCCTTGTAGTAGCTTTTTGTAATCTATAAATAGCTACATCATCAAAAACTAAATCATAAACAGGTATAATAGTAACATCATCATCGTCTATGTTTGTAAGAGCTTGTGATTTTTGAATCTGACATGTATCGGTATTCACATACAAAATACTTGTATCTTGTACAAACCCCACTGATTGATACTTACGGCTCCAAGCTGAAGCTCTTACTCCTGAATAAATTCCACTATTATCAACTTCTAAAACCGTACCATCTTTAATTTTAACACTATACAAAGATCCTTTATTAGTTTCGGCGGTTTGACCAACATCACTAAAAATATAAGCATATTTCCAAAATGTTATAGGATCTGGGCCATCCACATGATCAGTTCTATATTCATATATTGGTTTGCTACTATCTAGATATACATAATCACCAGAAACCCCCGTTACAGTAACGTATTCAAAAGCGCTAAAATTATCGCCATCACTACTAGGACCTAGTAATAAATCATCACCAATTTCAACGCCACTTACAGAGGTTAATTGTATAACCCCAGTGCCACTAGTTGTGTTAGCAGCAAAAGAAGTTTCACGATGTTTTACTGCCATATCATAACAATCATAATTGGATCCAGATAATGTTATGGTTTTCTGCCAATCTAAAGTGTTACTTGTATTATTTAGCTTCCACCATTTAATTTCGCAACTAGTAGAGCTAATATGTTCCAAAGTAAAAAATGGTAATTCATCCCCCAATTGAGCAAAGCTCCCTAACAAATTTCTTGGGCCAGTATATTCAAGAGATACAACTTGATCTATTCCACTAGAAATAGTATAGGTCTGCTGAACAGCGCCATCACTTGCTCTAACTATTCTAAACAAATCATTTACATGATCTACATAGCAAAATTCATTTGTGCTTCTAGGACAAACACAAAAATTAGGGCAGTCAGGACTAGCTGGTATTCTCACATTCTCATACACCATGTTTTACCTCTTAATCATACTGTGTAGCTGTACCTTCTATATTTACCGTAGCATAAGCTACCCCAGCCCTATAATAAGATATAGCTTCCCCAGTTCCAAAAAAATAATCAGTATACGCAGGATTTATAGTCATATGTCCAACACTATCATTATCAGTAAAAAACACAGGTGTGTAATAGGTACCATCCCCATATTGATCATCTACTAACATTGTAATTTTAGTTATATTTACACTATTCGCTGGAAGTATTACAGGGTAAGCTGATATACTAACTGTATCCAAAAACGGTCTACTAGTTGATAATACATAATTGTAAAAAGACCAGGGATAATCAACTCCATAATATGTGGCCTCCTTTTGTAATCTATAAATATTATTGCCAGATATAACTAAATCGTATACAATAATTTCAGTAACTTGGTTCGCCCTCAAATTATCTATAGTCATTACCCCAGATAAATTCATAGTATTAACATTCAAAAATTTTAAATTAGTTGACTTAACATACACTAATGAAGCTTGGGTAAATGTACAAGCTCTTATATTATCATATTCTACATCGTTATAAGTGTTTAAATTGATACCGGTATAAGCATTTATTTTATGTAATGCACCAGTACCATAATTATTAAATATCCACAAATTATTATAAAAATTTACATTATCACCTAAATCGTATGAATTTTGAGTGCCCGAAACTAAAATTATACTAGAACCACTGACTGTGCTTACATTTACTTCTTCATACTGATTGGAGGAGTTTGGGCCCAGTGTAATCACTATACCACTGGATACCACACTTGTATAATTATTTAAATATATCACAGTCCCACTAACCGTTACTCCACTAGCAAGTGTATCGTGGTAATGTTCTACTGTAAAAGCATCTGAATCAAAATTGGGAGTAAAATTGAAAGTATCTTTTAATTCAACTATATTATTTTCTAAATGCCAACGCTTAATAGACACCGACGCCCCAGCAGTAATGTCTTGCATGCTCCAAAAATTTATACCATCATGCTCTAAACTCGTTACTGCATTAGTAAGTAATGCGCCTAGAGGATAACTAAAAGCTGTAGCACCATCGTCCAATTTCTGCACTAACAAATCATCATCCTCTGCTACCATGTAGAAATACCCATCTACAAAAGTCATGTTAAATTTTTTAAAATTCAAGTTCTCATAGGTCATTAAACCTGCTCCACAACCGCCGTAATTTTAACTTCTCTAGCAGTGTTTCCAGAAGTATATGTAGTCTCCGCTTTACCATCACCATCGGTTGGATCAGTTCCAGGAACCACAACACCTACAGAATCATCTTCAGTAAAATACACCGTTCTACCTATTATTGGCTGCAAAAACTGGTCTTTAACTATTGCCACTATACCAGTAGTAGCTACTGTATTTGCAGCAATAATAGCGGGATAAGCTGCAAGTGAAATAGAAGTCACAAAAGCATCTAGTGATGAAAGCAAATAACTATAATATGTCCAAATAGTAGCAGTGCCGTCTGGAGTTTCTTGTAGTCTATAGATATTTTGATTATCCATACAAATATCGTATATAGTAATAACAGCAGCTTCATCTAACTTAATGTTTTCCATAACCATAGACCCATAGTAAGGTAATGAAGCTCCAACAGCTCCTATATTTATAAATAAAGTATTAGTTCCTTTTACGTAAGCTAGTGTGTCAACAATACCGTAAGTAGGAAATGAATCCACGTTATAAAACGTAGCGGCATTGACAGCTGAGTATGCCCCACCAGCATATCTAGTTATATAATCACCGGTGTAAGCATCAAATTTATATAAAGCACCAGTAGCATTACTTATGCCATCATAGTTATTAAATACCCATAAATAAGTATAAAAATGTATTGGTGCATCTTCAGCATGAGCGTATTGAGTAGTAGCCCCTGAAATTGTAACCCCACCTGATATAGTAGCAGTAACTTCTACATCTTCTTCTTCACCATTAGCGTTTGGCCCTAAGTGAATAGTTAATCCCGCCCCACTAGTAGTAGTAAAATTCATCAAAGTAGTGTCGTCCCAATAGTCATCGAAATAAATATTCATAGCACCACTAACTACAGCAGAAGATAACTGTGTATGGTAATGTTCTACAGAAAAAGCAGTGGAATCATAAGTATGAGATCCACTATCAGTGTATTCAAAAGTTTGCTGAAGTTTACATACATAATTATCTATCTTCCAACGTCTGATAGTAAGATTAGTGGCATTTTGTAATGACCAAAAATATACCCCATCAAACTCAGCGCTTCTCACAGCATCAGCCGAAGTATTAGCTAATAATGTATCAAACGGATAAGAAAAAGACGTGTTACCATCATCAGTCTTCTGCAATAAATTATCCTGTTGATTATCAAAAGTATAGAAATACCCTTGATCAACTGTAAAATTAGCTTGCTGAAAACTAGTTTTAATTAATTTTATATTCTCTGTCGCTGCCATACCAATACCCCTTTTTAAGCATAGGTGTTATAAACTCTCATAGGCGGTCTCCATTTAAGCATATAAATATAGGGATCACCGCTTATTTCTACTTCTCCAGTTATATCAAAATCTGTCATACTATTATTAAGTATAATTTTCATATTAGATAAATCTATTCCCGCAGACGGCAAACCATCTTTCAAAACAATATCTATATTAGAATTAATACTAACATCAGTTTCACCATCTGATGGTCTTGAACTATCTACATAAGGCGCTTCTCTATCCCGTACCAAAGGAGACCAGTCTATTTGAGTGCACAGCTCTGCCAACGCTGACTCTATTACTTCATCAAAATTATTAGCAGAAATACTATGAACTCTTGCCGGTGAAATAGGATCACCATTAATATCAGGATAGGTAGTCCCTATCTCTAAGGTCCATACGTACTCTCCTTTTACACCTTTTATTACAAAATATCGAAGAGTAATATTGAATTTAACTGCTTTCTTATAGTTCAAGCTATTTCTTACATAAAACTCCGCCATATAGTAACTCCTTATTAACTGAAGTCTATCTGGTTTAAAATACTCATAACGCCCCATCTCATAATACTATCTACTTCCGAATGGTACATAACTGGTTTCTGATCTGGATCTTGAATTCTTAATTTTTGAACTCTAGCTCTATCAGCAGTATAACTACTGTTTAAAGAACCACTAATTATAACTATGTTAGTAGTAGTAGTACCAGCTTGAGCAATAACATAGTCAGTATTTGTATTATTAGTAATAGCTATGGGGTCACCAGCAACTAATCCGGTCATTGTATTTATAACAATAGCAGAACTTGTGGGTCCACAACTTGATGTAACTAATTTTTCTGTAACGGAAGTGCTAGCTACATCATAACTACCAATTCCCAAATCAAATCCTAAATCGTAATAAAGAGTATCGGAACCAGAATAAGTAACAGCCACCGAAGTACGAGTAGTACCGGTGTAAAATTCGGAAACTGTGCCAGAAATTATCTTAAATTTTCCATTAAGATATTCCACCTGAACATTTTTATACGAAAGAGTATCATCACTAGAACTCCAACTACCAGCAGTGGGAATTGCTCTAATTTGATCTTCAATATGCTCAGCTAAAGCATCAGGGCCATAATTTTCTTCTGTTAATTCAATGTAATACACTTTACTACTATTATCCACATTTAATCCTAAAGTTTTAGAACCAGACGACACTGCAATAGTAGATCCTATAGTAACAAGACCAGAACTTTTATACCAACCAGTTTTCATTTCTTGTACATAAATGTCTTGAATAGCGGTGCTGAGAACTCTGTCGCTATAAGCATTAGTTGTAAAAGATAATACCCACTGCTCGTCACCAGCGTATCCGGTGGGCACAACTGATTGCTGGTCAACAGTTATAGTTTTACTGTTGTCTGGATAATTCTCTAAATCATAAACTGTAATATTTCGTGCCATAACCAAACTCCTCCTCTTTAAATGTAAAAATAAGGAATGCCGCTAGTATTAAAAGTGACATTACCACTTATAGTTGTTCCAGTTGCAACCCCATTATAATATGGGCAATTAGGATCTACACAAAGCCATCCATGTTTAGACCCGCGTGAAAATCTTATCATAATACCACTAGTTACTGTATGATTTACAGCCGAACCTTCTACATCAACAGCCCAAAAATATGTGGGACTTGTGGGGTTTGAATCTTTAACAAAGTGCATGCCAGCCTCTGTTGAAAAAGGGCATTTGATGTGATAATAATGAAAATCTTCTATACCAACCCAAGGAAAATGAGCACGTATTTGAGACAAATCAGCTGCACTTATTACACTAGAAACACATTCTTTAGTTTTATACGTCGGCAGATTACCATCTGTTATTCCTCTACCACATGTACTTCTTGGATATCTTGGCATTATTTACTCCCAACAAAGTCATATAATTCCCCATCTGATTTAATCAAGTAAGATTTATAACTCAAATTCATTTGGTGTTTAGCATTCTCATGATCTTTTGTGTCAATCACTATATAATCATTATCGTTTAATTTAGGAACTGAGTTTAAATGTCTATTAGATAAAGTAACATTTGAAAGATAAATCTTATCCACATCGTGCTTAACACCTTGCCAAACTAATTTAGCTACATAATAGTATTTTACAAATACCATATACTGCGTAGCAAAATCTAATACAATACCATCCTTTTCATTCATTTGTAAAACTTCTTTGATTGCAGGACCACTCAAATAACAGCCCTCTAACTTAGCAATACTATCTTTTTCATATATTGCCTTTTCCCAATGTATCTCTAGCCGATAACGTTCCGCTATTCTAAATTTCATAATTTCTCCTTAGCCTATATATAAAGGTTGGTGCGGAATACTGGCTGAACTCTGCCCCATTTGTCCATCAGCATCTAATCTGCCGCCTCCAATTCTATCAACCAAACCTAAAGTAATATCATCAGCATTTCCAACACCTGGAAAACCTGCGGAAACACTTCCCTGCTGTCCAGTAACTTGACCATCTGCATCTAACACTAGTCCCATATCTTCTGGACCACTGCCTACATTACCACTATAACTGCCTTCTGATCTTCCTTGTAGAATATAACTAGGATCAGGTATTTCAAGAAACTCAGTTCCTGTAACATCACTAGCCAACCACGCTTGGAACGACCAACTTTCAGTACCAAAACCAATAGCATCGCCTTTAGCATAAGAATAACTAGTAAGATACATGTTCTCAAGGTTAACATCTACTTCAGAGGTAGGTCCACAAGCATCTACATGTATTATTACATGAGCCCTAGCATTACTATTCTCACAAGTAGTACTTGGTGATAAAGTTATAGGCTGTATAAGATTTGGATCTAACGATCCATTTGATGCTCTCGATGCATACGTAGTAAAACTCACAGAAACAGTTTTGCCTACCTGCGTCTTATATGGGTCCCAACTTCCCAGCACCCAAAGTCTATTAGGTTGCATATTAATATTCCAGTTCACAGACTGGAAAGCATCTGTTACTGTATTTTGAGCTACAAATTGGACACTTACGACCGTCATCCCGCCTATTATGATACTCATTATATCCTCCTTAAGACGCTTTCATCTTTGGCTTTTTAGAACAATTCACATAATTATTATAATCACATTTATACCTAAGTTCACATTCCTTACAATAACGCTTCTTGTAAATTTCCAAACGGGCAGCAATTTGGTGTGGCTTAAGGTACTTGTACCCAGACATAACATCTAACGGATCTTTAACGTGTATTCTTTTAGCTCCTCCACAACCGCAGCCCATTAATTTCCCACACCCTCCATTTGAAGTGACCACTCACTCCAACCGCCACTACCTATCATAGGTCTTTGAGAAGAACTCATAATCACACAATCAAAACGCACCCCTCCCCACGACCTGTTTGTATAAGTGCTGGTTATCTGATTTCTATCATCTCTTACAACAGTTAGCGATACAGTAGCTTTACCTGTAGCATCATAACTTATAGATAATGAAGAACAGTCTATGAATTCTACCGCCATTTATCTTCTCCTTAAGATCCTGGAATCGCATCTTCATCAATAAACTCAGTTCTACCCACAGTTTGACCACTAAAAACCTGGCTTCTATCATCGGTTAAATAAGGCAATCTCTGAAAACTAGCAGAAATATATGGACCATTAACACTAGCACCTGCAAAATCGTCACTTCTAGTGATAGTTTCTGTAGCCTCATATGTTTTTACTTGGTTTTTGTCTCCGCCAAAAGTCTGAGCTAAAAACTGGCCTGGATTTACTGGAACAGCCCCTGACGATCTTAATCTATAGGTATAGGTAGTATAAAAATTACCATCCATATCTTATCTCCTTATGGTACATTTTCAAAATAAGTAAATAAAAAAGAATATGAAACTGTAGGAACATTGGGTGGGGTGTATTCCCAATTAAAACTTTGTAAATATAATTTAGAACCTGCTGGCAAAATACTAGTAAAAATACCCACAGTCTTTTCATTGTAAGCATCTTGTGCGGTTATAGAAATAGGGCCTCCATTATAGCTAAAATTATAAGCATCAGTATGGTCTTGTATAAGATATGGAGTAGTTGGTCCACTAGCTGCCGATGCACTGAAAAATGGATAAGTCTCTATAGCCGTCATATTAATTAGACTGGTTATATCTCCTTCTCTATAAGATCTCGTTCTACCTCTAGGAATAAAATAAACTTTGATCACACTAGTCTCATCACAATCATATCTCCTATCCCAATTATAACTAGCCCCAGCTTTACCTGGACATCCTAAAGATGTTTCTTCCCCCGCTACTAAAGGCGCATACGCTGATATTGACAAATCCCCAAAAGCAGGCCCATATAAAACTAAACCACCTTCAGTTACAGTCACATCTATATTCGTTCTCAAATTAGCAGAAAATATTCCTAGACTGCCTAGTATAGGAAATTCCCCAGCAACATGACATACACAAGTGGCCATTATTCTTCCTCCCTAGCTTCGGCCCAATAAGTAGCGTAGGCCGGACCACCTTGTGGAACACTTGCATGATCATGTACTGTAATACCTTCTAGAATAGCATAAAAAGTTGTATCTCCTAATGCGTCTGAAGAATATTGTATTATTTGTCTGCCGCTTTTTTGATGTCTATAGTATACACACAAATTACTTCCGGGCGGCACACCTTCAAACTTTCCAATTCCTTGATCTAAAACTATAAATCCATTCAAATAATAGTTAGCATCATAACCAGAAGGAAATGTTACTGGCGGATAATGAACCGGAGCACAAAGCTTCACTTTATCACCTACACTCAAAGTAAATGATACTACATTTTGACTATCTACATTTAAATTAGATGGTGCTTCTACCATTTTAGTTCTCTATCTCCCCACTAGAAATTTCTATTCCACCATATACTCTGGTGGGTAAATCTTTATTAACATTAAATGCGTCCGGAGTCTTATACAATGGGAATTGTGGAATTTTACTAGTAACCTTAGGCTTTTTATCATAAATCTTGTCCTTAAATTTCTGAATAACTGGAGTATTATGTTTTACTATATTGTTAATTACCCCCCATCTATCTGGAGGGGTGCTTCCATCTTTATATGTTTTCAATCTGCGATTAAGTTTCTGACCTTCTAGAACTGCTAATACATCTCTACCAGATAAATTAAGTATAACTTTAGAAGCATCGGTTCTTACTGGGTTTACTATACATTTCTCTATTTGTCCAGTAAAAACAGTATTTAAATTATTCTTTAGGCCGGCTTCTATAACTATAGTTTCAGCAAGAATTTCTATAGATGAACCAATTTCATCATACCCTATCCTCACACTAGCAGAAAAAGTAGCACTCATTTGATTTCTCGAACGATTAACACCAAAAGAAACTACATCCGGTGTTTCTACTGTAATATTACCAAATTTTATTTTTGCTCTTACTTTTTGTTTTTCTATAGTAGCCATTAAGTACCTACAGGGTTATTATAAATAGTAACTGAAACCCTGTCCCCCTTTTCCAAAACGTCTCTGGTCGCATTTATACATTCCATCATACCAAGGTCTCCAAGATTAACCTGACATTTCATATTATCTGGATAAACATTAGTTACAATACCCTCCCTTTGTAATTGTACTGTTTGGTTTTGATAAAGAGCTGTATCCCAACCAGATAATCCTCTCCAAACTGGTCCGGCTTGCACAGAAATTAAATACTGACTACTGTCTTGATATGAGTAATCAATAGAATTAATAGTCTTCCCATCTATTACTTCACCTAAAACAGGCTCAGCATTTGGATCACAAACATATGTGGTACTTTCTATAACTTCATTTTGTAGTTCTTTAATAAATCCAGCTACTGATATACATTCATCTCCATCTAAAAATGGTAAGGTTACTTTTATGTCTCCAGATTCTAAAGAAGTAAATGCTCTAGCGTATTCAGTAGAGTTTAAATTTTGTACAGTAGTATCATCATAATCTGGTACTATTTCTTGATCGTCTAATAATTGGGCGGTAGAAGATCCTGTTTTAACTAAAGCTACTGGTTTAGTAACATCTCTATTAATCATTGGATAAAATGTAAATTTAAAGTTATCTTTTAAATTCTCAGGTGTTACTGTATTTTCTTGATCCTCTATAGTTACACAAGGGTTATCCCATTCGTAAACTATAACTATCCTTTTAACTACATACCCAGATTGTCCTTCATTCATAGGAAAAATAGTAACAGGATATCTAGTTTGATTGTCGTATATACCATCTTCAGTGCGGCCATCCCTTAAATAACCACTCACCTTAAAATCACTATCATAAGGATCAGCAGCTACACTTACATATCCAGCATGCCATATACTCCCATCAGTGTTTGTTACATATAAGCTAGAAGGGCTTATTCTATAACTAGTATTATACACGCCCTCAGTTAAATTACCGCCAAATTTATCAATATAAGTAGGACTAACATTACAAGAAAATACTATACGATAGTAATTATCATCTGATGGATCTTTAGTAATCAAATAATCCTCACCCTCAGACAATTTAAATGGTTGTGACATTCTGGTGTCAAGCGCAGCTATAAACTCGCTAGGGCCTTCTTCTCTGTTATTACCATTTTTATAATAATCTGGAATAAGTTGCGTCAAATAATACCCATAAATATAAACTTCACGTACACCTAGAAATTTACGCTCATTACTTCTAGGCAATCTTACACCAGTATCAATATCAGGAGTCTGGTCTTCTAAACAATAATCTGAAACATAAAGATTTCTATCTCTATAATTACGTTTCTGTAACTTACCCATAGTAGGATTACCAGCTTGATCTTTTAATAAAACATATTTAGGTGTGGTATTAGCAAAAGAAACATTAGTACTTCCTTGTTTATAAAAACCTACTTCTATTTTGTACATATAACTAGACACTGCTTCGTAATTTTTAGGATCAAACACTCCCTGCGATATTAACCAACCTTCATGATCCATGCCTTGATCTGCATATTCAATATATCCTTTCTTAAACCAACTACATCCTTCTGGTCCTAGTAAATCCTGTGATCCAAGAACATGGTATATTGGAAAAGAACCTCTGTCTACGTCAGCAGGCGTTGGTGATAAGTGGTTATAATAATACTCGTCTGGCATATAATTACCAAAAGTAAGCACATCAATCTCGGCGCCAGCGTACCTTTTAGGTGGGGGATCATACCCAATTACCATAACATTGTCACAAGGTTTTGACAAGCTACCAGTGCTTATTGAATAAAGAACATCGCTAGAAATATTACTACGGCTTCCTAGCGTATAAAAATGCACAACACCATTACCGTCAGCATAACATTCTACCAATTTACCATCTCGCAATTCAGTAGCTAAAGAAAGTTGTATTATTTCATAAGCCTCCCTACTAACCACATCATATCCTGGTAAATAGCCACCTTTTGCTTGATCACCAGACGCCAACTCAAGCCCAAAAATGGTCTCTATCACCCATGCAGCTAAAGAAGTCCCTGGATCCTGCGGTTTAGATGGAAAATCTTGATCAAAAGTATCCTCACTAGTTATCCACTGTTCTGCAAGTCCATCCCATTCATAAAAGTATTCAAAATCCCTGGGCACCTATTACCCTCCTTTATGCCAAACCTAACCTATTAATGTTAGAATAAATAATATCGTACTGGTTGTTAATATCACGTCCTAAATCGCTAATTATCAATTCTATTATACGAATATTAGATCTAATTGGTAATATTTCATCTGTTTTAAGGTCAGAAATAACCTCATGTAATCTAGCTTCCAGATAAGAATCATCTATATCAGAATCTATCCTATTTTCCATAGTAGTATAAACACCAGCCATTTTACCCTCAAGATCATTAATACTCAATTTTAAATTACCTATTTCTGTAAGATCAGACGTCTTCGCTTCAACTACTGTTATACGATCAACAGTGGACACAGTTTGTTCTTCTAACCTGTCTAATTTATTAGTAGCAGAATCTATAAATTGATCCAATTTAGAAGTTCTATCAGCACCTACTGCTCCTTCACTAAGAACAGTTTTTAATTCATCTAAATTACCTATTTTCAAAGTAGGTAGATCAGAAGCGTCTGGTACATTAAGTGTTATATTAGCTTCTTCCATCTTTTTAGCTATAATTTCACCTATTTTTTCTCCAACATTTTCAACTACTTTTAAAGGGTTTACTCCTCCGCCTTCTAAAAATTTTGGAGCACCTATAAAACCGCCCATATTATATTCAGCAGGGATAATACCCTCTCCTTTATGCACCATAGCTAGTTGAGTTTGAGGCACATATGAAGTTCCTTTACCAAAAGAAGGTATCAGCCCGCCCATAAAATATTTAATAGCTCCTGGATCTATAACTATAGGCTTTTTACCTACAAATCCTATATTATCAGCGTGAAAATCCCAAAAATCATATTTCTTTCCAACAGCTTCTCCACGAGCCTTTATAGCATCTTTTAACATCCTAGTTTGTTCTTTAGTAGCTGTACCAATTCCTGTAATTCTAGGTATAACTTCTACTTGATAATCTCCAATTACTTTCCTACTTTCTGCTTGTAACATTTCAGGTATATTAAGTCGTGACAGAGTTTTATCTCCAATACGCATAACCTTGTTACCAGGCAGATCCAATACGATTGCTGTTTTACCAATTTCGGCTTCGCCTCTTATAGCCTTAGCTCCTTTTGGTATTTCTTTTAATATACCTACCTTACTAGGCCCCTGTAATATTTCACGAGCAGTAGTATGTAAAGTCTTACTAATTTCACTGCCTCCTGTATGTACTACATCACCTACTACCTTAGCAGCTTCGCTAAGTTTAGCCAATTCACGTTTTTCTAATATAGTTTCAAAAGCCTCTAGTGGAGGAATATCTTTATACCTACTCCACTTCTCTCTCATCATCGCTATCTCATCTTTAGATGCTTTAGTTTTACGTTCTAATATAGTTTCAAAAGCACTCTCTGGAGCACCCCTTACCGGCTTTTTAACATAGGATTCCATCTTTAATGGGCCTATAGCAGTGAGTTTTTTTGGTTTAACAGCAGCTCCTGCAATTTCTCCTACCATCTGTAATGCGCCGCCAGGAGGTCCTAATCCTGTTTCTTCTGTTAGTTTTGCCATCAATGCGTTTTTACTTTTAGCTACAGGAAAATCTAATTTAGGCAAATTAGGCAAATTTCCTTCTTCCATATACTGTATAGCCTTAGTAGTAGCACTATTAACAGGAGGAGTTTTTCCAGCCTTAATTGCTAATAATGCTTCGGCCATTTCTTTACCCTCTCTCATACCCTGCGCTTTGCTGCCTAAAAGTGCCGCTGTATCGTAATCACCAGCTTTCATAGCATCCTCGTACCCAGCACCGATCTGCTTACGAAGTTTAGCCATAGGAGCTAGAATCTTAACATCTTGTTCTGCAGCTCTTATGCCTAACGCGTAGCCAAGATTAGTTTGGCCAGCTCTGGTTTCCATAACTTGTTTAGTTATTTCATCTGCGTATTTACCTGTAAGAGTAGTTTTAGTTATAGATTTCTTAGCAGTAGCAGTCCCTAATTTGCCTTTTCCAAACAACTTTAATAGTGATTTGGCACCTAATTTAGTCCCTTGATAAATTCCTTTTGCTGCTTTCGTACCTAAACCCAAAAACGGTAAAACGGCTAAGCTCAAAAGACCAAGTTCACTCCCACCCAATGTCATTTCAGCTTCATGATAAGGGGTAAATGTTTTGGCTGCTCCAAATGCACCATATAGTTTGGGATGTTTCTTAGCCCATTCTGGCACATGTTCTCCTAATGGCAACCACGGAGCTTTTTCAGTTATCCCTTTACTTAGTTTAGGCATCACTTTTTGAAAAGGCGTCTCAGCAGTTCTATACTCTTCTGGCTTCTCCATCCATCTTTTATGCATAAGAGCGCCCGGTGTCATAAGTGGATTACCTGGATTCCTACTATAGCCACCCTCAGCAAAGCCTGGCACACTGCCAGTTTGATTCATATGTTCAAGTGTAGGCTTTCCTAATCTTTTAGCAGATGACGCTTTAACCACAAATTCTCCAGGACTTGCCATTATAGGCACACGATCGTCCCTGGGTCCTCCAGGTCCAGTTATACTACCGCCAGACTGTTTTCCAAAAAATAGGTCTTTCCACCATGTAAGAGGATTTACAAATTTACTAGGTTCAGCCACAGCAGCTTCTTCTTTTGGGCTTGTTGGTAAAGGGGTTTTCGCTGGAAGACCTATAGGTTTTAAGCTATCCTGTATAGATTTAAGAACTTCAGGGCTAGTTCCTGTATTTTTAGCTATAGCATTTAAATAATCATTAGCTTTAGTTAATTCACTAACTATTGGACTATAAGTACCGAGACCCAACTGATCAATTATTTTATTTAAATCACCAATTTCGCTTACTAATTCCGCACCCTTGCCTCCAAACTCCGTTCCAATATCTTTTAAACCTTCCTCTACAATATCAAAATTATAACCATATCTTTCAAATATGCCTGGTGATATTTCTTCACGTGCCCTACCAGCTACACGAGATTGCCCTAAAAGACCAGTTCTAATGTTTTCGAACCTGCTTATTAATGCTTCTCGCATTCCTTCATTTTCTTTACCTTCTATCATTCCAGCTCTTCTCTGAGCCTCTAAAATTCTTCTATGAAGTTCAGCAGCCGCACTTTGTTGTCTATTTAACTTAGCATCTTCCTTAGCTTGCTTATATTGTATCTTCTCTCTCTGCTCCTCAAAATCTAGGCGTTGTATATCCTCACCAGTCGGCATTCTACCTTGAGCTATAATAGCAGCCATCGCTGCGTCACGCTTGGTAGCGACATTCATCTGCTCAGGAGCCATACCAGCTTGCATCATTTCGAAAGTAGGCCATACAGGAGCTCCTGGAGCAGTTCCGCCTCTTCTAATCTGTTCAAACGTCTCAGCCGCCTCTACAAATTGTTGTTGTACCTCTTCAAGAGTAAAGCCAGCTTTCATTTGTTCGAAATCACCAATTAATTGTTGAATATTTAGTCCAGTAGCATTCATCACTAGGTGCAATTTTTCCATTAATCCTGTTGCCGTTTTAGCCGCTCCCTCCAAATCCTTGTAGACATTTACTTGCATTTTGATCTTTTCCATAGTCTCGGTAATTTTAGTTCTAAGACTTGAAGCAGCTTTGCCTAATCCGGTTTCTCCAAGTTCAGTGCCCAATCCTTGTAATGCTTGAATTTGTTGTTTTGCTTGAATAACACTTATATTTGTTTGGCCTAATGATGTCCCCACTACATCTGCTGCGCCAGGCTCATACATTTTACTCTTTGGCTCTAGAGCTTCTCTATACCACCCAACTAATTTTTTAGAACTTCTCTTAAATATATCTAACTCAGATTTTTTAGACTCAATCTCTTTAGTAATCAAACTTGGGTCTATACTTTTGTTATAAATTTCAACAACTTTACGCATTTGAACTGCGCCCTTAGCAATTCCAGGATCGGCTACTCCTCTACCTGGCGCAAATTTTGCAGCTTCTTTTTCAATAGCTTCTCGTTGACTTTTAACAACTTGTTGTTGGTCTCTAGTATCTGCCCAAAGAGTTGTTTGAGAAGTAATTATACCCTTAGCCTGGGCTTGAGATAATGATATCAGATTTTCTCTTATATTATCTAAATTCTTAAAAGTTTTATACATATCCTGCCAAGCAGGTCCGCCTTCCTTCATCAATCTTTCAGTAGCGGTCAATTCATGAGGCAGTTTTCCCATCGATATTTCTTCAAAAGCAGGCAATCCTTTCATAGCGCCGAAAGTTTGGGTTCTTAATTTCAAACCTATTTCCAAATCTATAGAAGCATCTATAATAGTTTTAGCAAAATCTCCTATAGATTTAGCTATTTCTTCGCCAGTTTGTTTTAAATATAGTTTATCTTTTGCTGCACCTATTATTTCACCAGATTTAGTAGCTGCGGAGCCAACTCTGTCGGCCAACCCTACTAATTCATTTAAAAATTCATCATAAAGTTTTGGTGTGTCTAATAATAGAGATTTTTTACCAACCTCCCCGCCAGTCTCAGCCGCTGCTTTAACCATCTCCGCTCTACGTATTTGCATTTTTTGAATCAGTTCTTCTACTTCTTTAGGAAATTTATTTACTAAATCTCCAAAAGCTGTATTTATTTTTTCAGCTCTTCTAGTAGCTTCTCCTAATTCATCGCTCAGCCCGCCTTTTTCAGCTAAATAACCTCCAGAAGCTACCAATATAGCCCCTGCTAGTAAATCTTTTAATTTAGTAGCTGTGTCTCCACCTTTTGCCAACCTTTCTTGTTTAAGTTCATCTAATTTAGATCTTAATCCTTTAACTATTTCACCTTGTTTAGATTCCTCTTTTTTACCCTCTGCCTCAGGTCTTTCGGTTCCTTCAGCTGTTTGTCTAGTATTTTCATCAATAGATAGCAAAGTAGTTAATTGATCATCATTAATCTTAAGCATCTGGGTATCTTTATCAAGTTTTTTAATATCACCAGCTTTAAAACTATTCAATAACTCATCAGTACTTTTGACATTTTCTTCACTAGTTTCATAATCCTTTATTCTTTTTAACTTCTCTTTTTCCTGCTCAGTGAACATACCCTTTTGAGCTTTAGACGCTTCTTCCACATCTCTAGCAGCCGCAGTAGCTTGTCCAGCCGCTCCAAACACTCCAGGGGCATACTTACCCAAAGGGTGTTTCCTTGTTAACCAAATTTTAACTTTATCTAACCAAGTTATACCCTCTTTACCTAATGTATCTCCCCATTTTTTAGCTGCATCTGTAGCTTTCTTTACCATTTCTGGCATTTTTTCGCCTGTTAATGCTGTCCAAGCATTCCAAGCTATGATAGTAGAAGCCGCAGTTCCACCTAATCCTACTAAAGCTTTTTCACTAACTCCTAATGCTCTAGCAAAAGCAGTTCCGGCACCAGCCACAACACCAACAGCTTCTCTAGTAGCTCTTTCTTTAGAAGTTGCGCCAGCTTCTTTAGCTTTTCTAGTTAAATCTATAATTTCAGTATTTAATTCCTTTATCTGAGATTTAAAATCACCACGTCCTATCTCATCTGCTTTGTATTTTACAACTACTCCTGACCTCTGTTGTTTTAATTGGTCTACTTGTATTTGGTAAGCTTTTTGTTCTCTTTCAGAGGCTCTTTTAGCTATAGTATTAAACGCTGTATAACCAAAAAATAATTTGGTCAAAGTTTTAGAATTAATTACGCTTATCTTATTCTGGTCATCCATAAGCGTAGACAACTCTTTAAACTCAGGGGATTCCTTTAATCTACTATAACTGCCTTTCTCTAAACCAGTAGCTTCGCTTCTAGCAAGAGCATACCCTAACGGGCCTATAATAGGCGCAAAAGTTGGAGCTAAGCCTCTTATTACTTTAGCACTTGTTTGTTCTTCTTTAGTAACCCCTTTTTGAGTTTCTTCTATTCTCTGTCTAAATTCTCGTAAACCTTCTCCACCTAAAGCTCTGCTTATTAAATTACCAACATTAAATTCGCCAGGTAGATAGTTAGTTACATCAGTTACAGGATCCCTTATAGGATCCATTAATCTCTGAGCTTGCTTAGTAATCAGTCGTTGAGGAGTAGGAAGCCCTGGTGATATTATTCCAGTAGCTCCTCTAATTCCTATTGCACCTATTAGAGCTCTAGAAGACTCTGTCATAGTACTGTCTATAGCTCTTACTACAGACTCATTACCTTTCTTTTCATGTAAATTTCTTAATTTAGCTAGCTTATCAAATTGGGATTTGAGTTCCACCTCCAAATAATCCATACCAAAAGCTGTATTTAATCTATCAATAGCTCTTGGATCCTTAAGTAATTCTACATTTCTACCTATAGCCTTTCCAAGATTATCGGTGTCCATCTTAGCTCTAGCTGCAGCTTTGCTAGGATCTAATGCATCTACTAAATCATTTATACCAGTTACCATAGCACCGGTATCAGATTTAATACCTTTCTGAACTGCTAATTGAGCGCCTTCAGCCGGGGTACCGCCTGCAATCACAGATTCGGTTATACTCATTAAATCTTCTCTAGGAATAGTAACACCAGCCGCTTCAGCTTGCTGACGTATAAATCCCAATTGTACTATAGCTCTTTGTATTCTTTCTGCTTCTACTGCAAAAGATCTGCGCCTTATATCCTCTGTGCCAACACGTCTTCTTAATATATCAAACTCTCTTTTTTCTGGCGGTAATGCTCTTTCTTTAACCAATGCCCTTTGTTGTGTGGTTAATTGAAAAAAATCTCTAACACCAAGATTCATATCAGCCATACTTTCTGGAAATCCTTTGAGCAACCCAGCAGTTGTTGTTAATATTTCATTCCTAGCTTTTTCAACAGCAATATTTTCTTCTAATACTCTAGCGGATTCGGCAAGAGATTTATTTAAATCTACAAAAAGAGCCATGTATTGTACAATTACTTGGTTATTTTTTATTATAGTGCCATATCTTTCAATATCTTTTTCAAATCCAGGATCAAATGGTTCACCGGCTTCCAGTCTTTTTTTAGGTTCTTCAACTAAATACTCCAATGATTTCATTGGCTTAATAAAATAATCTTTTACTATAGTTTCAAACCCAAGACCTCCCAGCCCTGCCTTGAATGGTTGGGCACCATACCCACCGCCCGTCCCTCCGAATCCACCAGAAGTTTGAAGTAAAGTTTCAGTAGGAATTTGTTCAAAGAATCTTGGTCCCAAGCCACCAATTCGCTTAAACTCCTTAGCAGTAACACCTACCATACCAGCAGCAGCACCCACCAAAGATTCTCTTAATATATCTAAATTTTCCTCTAGCTGATCTGCTATCTTGTTGGCAGGAAACACACTATCAACAAACTGACGAACAGTGTCAAAAGGAATTTCTCTAACCGTTCTAAGCTCCTTATCAATACCTTCCACAAAATATCCTAAGCCTTCTCTATATTTAAGAATACCCTGATTTCCTGCTACATCAAACTTTTTATCTACGTCTTCATTAAACAAAACAACATCGCCAGCAAAAGCTTCTGTTCCTCTTTGAACAATTTTATTCTGCCTTAACATCTCTTTAGTTAGTGGGGCAGCATAGTCCAAACTTGCTTCTGGATGTACTCTTTTCAGAATTTCTGTTCCTAAAATATCTTTCCAATCTATTTTACCAGCTTCAGATAATCTTTTCAAGCGGCCTTCAAACTCTATCATCAACTCAAAAGCAGGTTGTAAAGTTTCTTTATCTAACATATTTGAAATCTGAGCAGCTGATAACCCTTCTGTTGGTAAGTCTGCTAAAACTCGTTTGAAATTAGAATAGAATTCATTGTATCGCGTTCTTACGTTTTCTAAATCTCCTAAGTATCTTTGGAAAAGTTCATCAAAAGCGGTAGTCATAGGAAATTTTTCTCTAACAGCTAATATTTTATTAACTGATTTTGTAGCTTCATCTAATTCTTGAGCTGGTGATACTTGAATCTGTTTAGCAAGAATCGGCCCTAATGCAGGAACTTCTCCCACAAACTTTTTAAGCTCTGATCTAAATCTAGACCCCATCGCGCCAGCGTTTGTCAACTCTTCCGCATATTTTTCCAACGCAGATACACTAGTATCCGCTAATTCTTTTAACTTAGCAGCTCTAAGTACTCTAAAATAATCCTCGAAATTACCCGTAGTTTTTAATACAGCATTACCAAGACTATCAAAGCCTTGTATCATACTTATATTTGTTGTAGATAACTGGTTAGCAAATTTTCTAGCGTTGTCATAAGTTTTACCTAAAGTAAGTACAGGGCTTACATACTCTTCTCTACTTATAGCGGTTTTAGTTGCTTCTGGTTCGGATGTTTTAGCAGCGCTTTTTATATCTTCGTTAAGCCTTCTATACCCCTGGCTGAGTTCATTTATAGTAGCTAATTCACCGCTCAATTTTCTTCTTAACGGGGATAGAGATTTTTCATAACCATCCGCTGAAAAGGCCAGTTTTTTAAACTGATCTCCAGCTACTCCGGCTATTGGTATCAAAGCAGCTATAGATCCTGCTAGAGGTGCTACGGATTTAACAAAACTAGCATTCTCCAAGCTCCATCTAGCCAAGCCTTCAGCAGGAATTCCTATCATCTCACCTAGCTTTTGAAAACCAGCTTCGCCTCCCTTAGCTCCCTGCGACATAACTCCCAAAACACCAGCAAGTGCCGGGTGCTTAGTAGCTACTTTAATTGCAGCAGTTCCTAACCCTCCAGTAATTTTACCAAAAGCTTTACCTACAGTTTCAGACGTAACTGTTCCAGTATAAGCTATTTCCGACATAACAGCGTTCCAACCTCTACCAAATTGAGCTAAAGTAAAAGCAGCTTTTCCAAGAACGGATTCAAAATCTTGAATTCCTTTTCCTGCCTGGCCTATATTAGACAAACCGCGTACATCTATATCTGCCAAAACTTTTGGTAATTTTCCAAAAGTTTCAAATATACCAATCTTAAATTGCTTCATAAACTGAGGGCCAAGATCACCAAAAGCACCCATAAAACCTTTAATTCTATCAATTACATTACTAATTAAACTCTGGCCTTTGGCTACTATTACAAACAAAGCTGCAAACCCTAAAGCAGCTATCTTTAAACCTGCTGGAATATTAGCAATGGTTTCCAACACACCTTTTAATCCAGTTAACAGTGTTTTTGCTACTGGTAGTGCAAATTTTCCAAATTGTACCTGTAATTCAGATACAGCTGCTCTAACTTGTTGCAATTTCTTTGCATAAGTCTCCATGACTATTGCGTTTCGTCTTTCAGCGGCGCCCTTAGAATTCAAACTATCTTCTAATGTATCCAAAACATCATTCCAATGATCCATTAGAATTAATAAACTATTATAATGACGTCTACCACCAATAGACGTAGCAATATTTAGTCTTTGAGCATTTGTAAGCTCTCCCCATTTACCAGCCACCTGATCCAAAATATCAAAAGTACTTCTAAGTTCTCCGGTCCCAGTTACCACTGGTACACCTATTTGAGCTAATTGTTTCGGACCTTTATCCGCTTGTATACGTCTAAACATAAATCTTAAAGAAGTACCAATTTCTTTACCGGTTTGACGAGAGGTTTCTCCTATACCAGTTATTATGGCGTTTAATTGATCAAATGTAACTCCAGATGTTTTAGCAACAGCTGCAGCTTTCTTCAATCCATTAGCAAGGTCCCCAGATGTAATAGCATGCTTTGCTTCAACCTCAGCCCATGCATCTAAGAAACTTATAGTACTCTGGCCTTCTGTACCAAAAACTTTCATTGCAGCAGTGATAGCTTCTGTAGCCTCAGCAGCACTCAACGTAGTAACATTAGCAGCAAGCATAGAAGTTCTAGTTCTATCTACAACTTCTTGCTGGGCCAAACCCTGTTGTGCAAACACTCGCATAGAATCAACTACTTGTCTTATAGGTACACCAAATTGTTTTGAAAAATCCAAGGCTGACTGAGTAAGTTGTCCAAAATCAGTTTGTAAAGGACTCATAACCTGGCGAAGCACAGCTATTCCGGACTCAACATCAGCTATAGTACTTACCATACTCTGTAAAGCACTTATTAGCCCATATACAGTTCTACTAGCAAGCCCCCATCTAATAACTCTTCCAAAAGCTTGTCCTATACTTCTTTTACCTTGGAAAGCTTTTACCAAATCTTCAGAACGTTGGGTAAATATTCCGACCTGTTGGCCAGCCTTATTAGTCTCTTCACCTATTTTTTTAAATTCTTCGGCCATACTAGATAAAGTTTGTTTAGTAGCTGGGTCAACTGTTTTATATCTATAGGTAAAAGCTTGGCCTATTTCAGGACCGCCCTCTTGAGCGGGTTTAGCAAAATACTTTTGTGCCTGAACTATATTTCTCTTATGTAATAGTTCCTGGGTCTTAGGATCTAAGAATGGGGCGACTCCTACAGCTCCCATTGGAGAAGCTCCTGCTCCTGTAGAGGAGACCATTTTTTCTAGTTGTTTTAAATAATTTAAAGTATCTGTAACATTTTTTCTGATTTGCTCAGTATAATCTTCTCCTAAGCCTCCAAACCCGCCTATTTGTAATTGATTATAAGCTTGTAATCCCCCTCTTAATTGTGTAATGCCTTTAACTAATGAATCAAAGTCCCAAGCTTTTACAGCTTCATAACCTATTCTTCTGAATGCGTCTGCATCATCTAAAATGGCTCTCATTCCAGAATCTTCTTTTGTAAGCATTTGAAAAGCGGTACGTACTTTTTCAAGAGGTGTTGCTATATCATCTAACATAGTTGGATCAAGGTCACCAACTAACACATCCATTATGGGCTTATATTCACCACTTAATAGATTGCTTTGCTTTACTGTTTCCTGTATTTGCTTAGGAGACTTATAAATCCCTACCAATCTTGCAATATCTGAGTCTACGAACTGATCCTTTTTTCCAGTAGGGCCCTTAGTAGTAAATATATCACTTGTACGTCCTATAGTTCCACGAATATTAGCTAAATACTTATCTAAAACTTGCTCATATTCCATGTACGCCTTTCTACCTTCTGGGGTACCGCCCTCTTTTTCTATTTCGCTCTTAAGACTCTCTAATCTTTTTAGAAAATAATCACTAACGGCTTTCTTATAGAGCATCCATATTTTAGCCATTCCGCCTTTTTTCTCAGGAGGTAAACCAGAAATGGCTTCACTTATCTGAGGACTTATACCAGCTGGGCCTTTTTCAGCAGTTTCCATTAAGAGCTTGGCTATCTCAGGCCCAAATCTCTGTATTTCTTCACTATCTGCTAAACGATTAACTCGGATAGCAGCTTCATATAGAGCTATCAAATTTTTATGTATAGCTTCAGGTTTGTCTGGTTGTATTCTTTCTATATCAACAGTTCTGAAATCACCAAAATCTGCTCCTCCTCTGGGAGCTCCTGTCATCTTAACTTTGTTAATAGTATCATATAATTTAGATATTGTTTCAGCGGATTTCTTTCCGCCGGTCATTTCTATAACTTCCCTAATTCTATCGGCTAGATCAGAAAGTGCAGCTGCTAATTGATCATCGCCTTTTTCATTTCTTTGTAGAGCAGCAGCAGCTCTGTCGTCAGCTTCTCTTACCGCTCTTACAAGTTTATCTATTTCGGCAACATCTGGTTCTATGCCTGATTGTATTCTAGCTAATAATGCTTCTATTTTCTTTCTAAATTCTTCGTCGTCATCAAACCCACCGCCTCCAGGACCGGTAGGGGGTGGCGGAGGCGGAGCAGCTGGTGGAGCTCCAGCAGCACCAGCACCGCCAGCAAACCATAATTTATATTGTTTTTCAGCGCCGCCAGGGCCTCCTAATCCTTCAAATATATTAAGGTATTCAGTACTCAAGCGGTCAAATTGTTCTTGCTGATTTTCTGTAAGTCTGCCCAACACCTCTTGAGCTGACGCACCTATTTTACCTACTTTACCTATATTCATTGGGAGTGTTTGAACTGGTAATGATTTCTTAAACCCTTCAACACCACCCTGCTCTAATTTTTCACTTAGTACCTTATATATTTTAGGGTACTCTTTCAATAAATCTTCAGGTAATCTACCTGTGGTACTTATAGATTTAAGTATTTCTATTACTTTAGCTTTAGATTTATTTATAACATCAATATCTTTACTAAATAGTTTAGGATCAAACTTACCTGTAGGAATAGTAATCCTATCAGCAGGATCAAAACTGCTCGCTATTAGAAGTTCTCCTATAGCGCCCTCTGTGCCCTTGAGATATATATTTACTTGGCTTATATAATTTTCTAATCTACGTATAACATTCTTTTCTACACTAGAAGTAGGATCAGAAGCTTTAAGTTCCTCTAATTTTTGTTGAATAGTTATGTTTCTTTTGCTGACTTCATCAGCTATTTCTTTCAGCCTTTCAAACTGCTTTGTACTATAAACAGTTTTAATATCAGTTAATATCTTTTGACCAGATTTTTCATATAGCACGTCAAAATGACCAGTTATCTTATTTTCAAAATCTTCCATAAGCTGTTCAATTTCAGCGTCTGGATATTTACCTACAAACTCTTTTTGTATATTTCTATGAATAGCTTGGCCTCTAAAGCCAGTAGCCTCTAATAGCATACTAGGATCTTTGACGCCCAACATTTCTTTCATAATAGATTCTTGTTGTGAACCACCACCGTATCCGCCGCCAGCTTGAACACCACTGGCTCTAAATGTGCTAAATAGAGGTTCAGTCCTTACTCCAAGAGCTCCACGAGCAGGTTTGTCGCCCTCCGCTTTCGACTCTAAATATTTAAGAGCATCTCTTTTTCTTTCAACTAGCGATTTAGTTATAACATCTGTAAGCTCATCAACAGCTTTAGCAGATTCTTTTTTGAGATCTTCTCCCGCAGCAGAAGCAACAGGAGCAGTAGTAGTCTTTATAGCATTTTGTATATCAGATAAACGAGTGGTAGACTGTTCTTTGTAGTACTCTCCTAACAAATTAGCAACAGCTTTTTCTTTGTCAATAAATTCAGTGGAGGCTTTTGACATTCCTTCAAAGGCAGGTTTAAATTCCGTGGTAGGATCAAAGCTTGGAAAAGCTTCTCTCAAATATAGTTTTTGAGTAGGCACAGTTTTAGATATCTCTGACACTCTTCTAAGCTGTTCTACAAAACTAACTTGAAACTTAACAAATTCAACAATCTTGTCATAAGCAACTTTTGCTTTAGATTCAAGATCTTCTGGGACTATCTTTTCACCCTTAGCCATCATGCCCTTACCCATGACATCTTTAAGGGATTTAAACGTTCTAGCTCCAAACTTAGATTCAAATCCAGCAGCTAATAA